ACCGATTCCGAGACCGAGTGCGAGGTTTTTACCGATTTCTTCCTTCCAAAGTCTTGAAGGTGATTTGATACCGAGTGCTTTCTTCGCCGACTTGGTGACTGAGCTTCCTATTGACTTGATTTGTGACTTGAGCCACTCCAGTTTGTCCTCGATACCTTCCCAGAGTCCTGTTAAGAGGTTTTTACCGATTTCTTTGAACTCGCCCGGTAAATCGCTCAGCTGATCGAGAATGTCGCCTCCGAACTCTTTGATTTTCGGAAGCACATCAGCAAACCAGTTTTTGAAGGATGACAGAAGGGTCGAGCCCCACTGTGCAAGTGTATCAACTATGTTTGTAGTCGTGTTGATGACGAGGTCCAGAATGTCAGGGAGTGATTTGCCGATAGCGACCACAAGGGCGGCTATGACCTGCAAAACAGCTGTGACGAGCTTTGTCGTGTTCTCCGGGCTCGTGATACAAGTAGCCACCTGAACTATTATCTTGACGATAGCAGGGAGGAGAACGGGCAAGATCTCGCCGAATTTGCCTACTATTAGGGTCACGAGGTCAACTATGCCGTTGATGAATGTCGTGACATTGTCATCTTCTGCGAGCCATGTCACCAGCTCGGTTATCATGGTCAAAAGGCCGTCAATAATCAGAGGCAGCCCTTTGTAAATCGCTTCACATATCCCCTTGATACCGTCGAGAACGACAGGGATCAGGTCGGGGATCATGCCGACTACTCTTTTGAGGCCGTTATTTATGAAGTTGAAAAGAGCGCCCACCAGCGAAGGCAAGAGAGGTGCGAAGCCTTCGAGGAGACTCATGACCAAGGTCTCAGCCAAATCAAAAAACTGTGGCGCGAGCATTACGAGGTTGCCGATTATCGAAGTCAAGCCCTGCTTAATCTGTCCGATCGCGCTCTGATCTCCTGCGAAGATACCCGCTAAGCCGTTCATGACCGTAGTCATGCCAGGAAGGAACGAAGTCATCAGGTTGTTCTTCAAACCCTGCATGGTCTTCTGCATTGTGGTCATGGCGTCGACATAGTCAGCTGAAGCGCTGACGGCTTCGTCTGACATTACCATGCCGTACTCGTGAGCCTGTTCGATAAGTGCCTCGGTCTCCTCGGCTGTCATGTTGAAGACTGGCGTCAAGTTCTGTCCGGACTTACCAAAGAGGTCATTTGCTAACGCTGCGCGCTCCGTGGTGTCCTCGAGACCCTGAAAGCCTTTAATCGTCTCTTTAAAGATGTCCTCGCGGCTCATAGTCGCAAGGTCATCCATAGATAAACCGAGGGCGGCAAACATAGCCTGCGCTTCTTCTCCGCCGTTTTTGGCGTCATCGAGCTTGTTCGTCAGGGTCTTCAGTCCTGTTGTCATACTCTGCATGTCAGTTCCTGCAAGGTTAAGGACATAGTCGTAAGACTGGAAGGCGTCATTGGATAAACCGAGCTTCTGGGCGGTCTTGTCGACCATGTCGCCATATTTTGCGGTTTCCTGTGTCGCGTTCACGAAAGCCTTGCCTGTTCCGATCGCCGCCGCTGTCGCTCCGGCAAGTGCCGCGCCTATCGCTACCGCTCCGCCTTTAAGAGCCGAGGCGAATGTCGAGCCGAATTTAGAGCCGCCCGATTCGCCCGCCTTCTCGCTGGCTTCGTCGGTGATCCCTGTCAGTTCTTTGGTGATAGTTCCCTGTGAACCTTCCAAAGAGGGCACTATGGTCACATAAGCCTTTGCAACTTCGATATTTCCGCCGTTAGCCATTTTGCTGTTGCCTCCTTGCTTCTATCCACGCGTGAAGCTCGTCAACAGGGAGTGCCCCCTTTCCGATCTTCGTCGTGTTATTGTCATCCTTGCCCGGTCTCGGGTAAGGTTTAATATTCTTAACTTTGCCGCCGCCTAGTCTGACTAGGTTGGCGTTGATCGCTTGCAGTAAGTCGTACAAATCTGCAAGGATCGCGTTTGTTTTTAGGGTGGACTCCCACCCTGTAGACTTGCCCAGATCCCGCGCAAGTGCGCTATTCGTGTCTAGGTGTTTAATGAACGAATAGAGGGAGCGCCACGAAAGCGCTCCCCCGACATCGTCCAGAGTGTAGCAAGTCCTAGTCATTAAGTCGTAGGTCAATGCCTCACCGTGTTCTTCTATAAACTCGACGAGGCTCAAGATTCCCCCAGGCTTAACTCGCCTGTCTCGCTGTTCGCTTTAGTCCAGATGACATAAAGTTCCTCGATCTCGCTCTCTGTCAGGTCGTCAATGAGTTCCTGACCCAGATACGGAGCAAAGAGGTCACACAAAAAATCAAACTGCTCGGCTTCGTCGAGCTTGCTGATGTGCAGGACCTTCCTGATCGTCTTTACCTTCATGGAGCGAGCAAGCGGGATCTTGTAATTTTCCCCTTTGATCTCAATGTTCAGATAAGCTGTGTTTGGTGCTGAAAGTTTAGGCATGGTTTAACTCCCTTCCGCTTCTTAGGAAGCGCTTGCGACCTGTCCGTCATCCGTTGCGAATGTCCAAGTCGCGTCAATTGTGGTGTCCCAAAGAACAGGATCGCCAGCCTTAAAGCTGACGTCTGCAATCTCTGTGATGAGTCCGTCAGATGTTCCGATCATAGAGAGACGGTCGCCGTCTTTCATAAGGAACAGATAAGCCGCAGGCTCTGCCGATACGTCAGGGCTAAGTTCGACCTTCGTCACGTTTCCGTGAGTGGTCGAAGCGGCTGTGTAGCTGACATTGTTAGAACCAAAAAGGACCTCGAGGGTCTTCTTCGTGGTGTCCATGATCTTGACGGAAACTGTACCGTTCTCCGTGTTGATCTTCCTCTTGGCGGTAAGCGCCCAGTTCCTTATGACATCGCCGTTAGGAAGGTGCAAAGTAGCGCCGTCCTCGTCAACGTCACCGACCAGCTGCCAAGCAGCGGCGAGAGACTCGCCTGGTGTTGTAGGAAGGGCTGTACCCTTAGGAGCGGTATAGAACATTCCTGTAGCTTTACCGGCTCCAAGCATAACGTCGTTATACATGTGAGTTTCCTCCTGTTAAGATTCTGGAATAGTGATTTTTGCACGGTGGGCGGTTACGATGACCGTCGCCGTTGCGAGTTTTAAGTCCGGTCTTGCGGGATCACTTCCCCAGCTCGCCAGACTGTTTACTTTGACACTTCGAAGCGCTCCGACTTGAGCATTAGCCTGGGCTTCGAGCAAGCCGATCGCGGTCGTAAGATACTCATACGCCTCCGCGTCATATTTTGCCCTTGCCTCAAGCGACACGATGAACGAGTCGATCGTGTCCGTAGAATTTCCTCCCGCGTTCTTTATAAGAATGTTCGGAAGGCTGAAATTCTCCGGGAGCGGCCTATTGTAAGCATTGAGATAAGAAGCAAGTGCCAGCCTTATCTCATTCTCAATGTCAACGGGTCTGTTTATGTTCATGTTAATGCCCTCGTTAAAGCTAAATCTTCAGACTCTGCTATGCAGCCTTTATCGTCCTGAGTGCCGACAAAACCGATCCAACGGCCGCCGCCATATCCTCCGACCTGTACGGATGAAGCAAAACCTTCGCCGCCGCGGTCGTTGTTTGCGTTGGCCTTTTCTGCGATCTCTTCGGTAATGGATAATACGAGCTCATGACAGCCGTCTGATAATAGGATCTGACGAAAGCCCTCTGAAATAAATTCAAGGCGAGTGCTCACGGTCATCCCTCCCAGCGTGTCAGATTCAACTGAATATTCGAAAGGTTGGCGGCCGCCTTCCACCTCTTAGGAGTTCCGTTTATCTCGTAAACGACACCCTCGAAGTTTATGAGGTCCCCTTCCATTACATCGGCATACTCAGGAAGGTATGCGGTCATCTGCTCACTTACACCCAGAACGCGGCCGTCTGTCGTCGTACTCGTCGCTGCAGGCTGAACAGAACAGCCTCCGATAATGAGCTGGTCGACGTCCTCCGACCAATCCGGAACGACTGACCCCCTCAGGGTCTTCGTCTTTGTAGGTCTGAGCCTGATGACTTCCTGATTACAAAAAGAAGGAAGCATATTAATACATCCCCCTCACTTTGTAATTGTTCAGGATCTCCCTGGTATCATCCGACAGCGAAGTCGACCCTGATCCTGTCCAGGCTGAACTGTAGGAAACCGAAACACCGCCCGCGGCCTCGGAGCTGACTCCGTAGGTGTTCGTGACGGCGTGGGTCACTCTGTTCGCCGTGAGTTCCTTCAGGTCTTCGATGTCTCCGTTTGAGAAGCCCGCGCGATATTTGACGAAAACCTTCGCCTTTCTATCGACACAACCTACATCAAAGACTTTCAGAAGTCCGCCGGGATTAAGGTCGAAGTCCTCACAAACATCACCCACATATTCGCCTGTATGATTGAGCTTTGCATTTACTATGACTTTCTCGATCTTCGTGACGAATGTAGAAGGGAGCTGAATGAGCAGATCCGGACCGACAAAAGCATCGCGGAGCGCGTAAGCATTAAAGACCGCGCCACAGAGAAGGTTCGGAAAGATGTGCCAGCCGCAATAATTCCTTATTGCAGCGGAAGCGCTCGGCAGGTTAGCCTCGATCCTTCTGTCGCCTGTATATCTTCCGCCTGTGAAGTTGGAAAACTCAGATGCGTTAATGAAGGGCGGGAGGGCTTGCGCGTCAATGATATAGCCCCACGGGGTCATTTTTTCGTTGACAAACTCACTCATTTGTTGCTTCCTGCCTTCCTTGCTTTGTTCTGCGGCGTCTTTCTTGCCTTAGGCTGAACTTCCGCCTTAGGCTCGTCTTTCTTCTCGATCTTCTTCGGCTTCGGCTCTTCGTAGCCTTCAGGCGCTTTATCAAGCCAAACCTTACGACCGTTTACCGTGTAGATTTTCATTTGAAACGGGCCTCCTTTCATTAGGATAAAAAGCGGAGGCTTTCGCCCCCGCCGTTAGTTCATCAAGATCCTGATCCCTCGCCTGCCAAGAGAACTACACCCTTGAGGTCAACGACGACTGCGGCGAGTCTCTCTTCTCCGAGGAGTGTAACTCTGTTATAAAGTGCGTCGTCTTCGTTCTGCTCGTAGAGCTTAACGTCGAGGCCGCCCTTCTTGTAGATCTTTACAGCCTCGCGAGCTGCTACAAGAGCGGTCCCCTGAGATACCTCAGAGGATGCGATGATACGAACGCCCCAGATAGATGTCGGAACGCCGTAAGCACCATTACCATAAGCACCGGAGAAATATCCGCCGCCGTAATACTGCTTGTTCTGGTCCTTAGCTGTGAGGAGAGTAAGAAGGTCTGCAGGGTTTACGATAACTACAGAAGCATCGTAAGCAGCATCTGCCTTAACCTTGAGGATAGCGGCAAGAATACCGTCTGCGAATGTAACAGTTGTGCCGTCGTATGTCTCTGCGCCGATTCCGACTGTGGAGCCGATAGAGTTAACGACATAAGCGTCCTCAGACTTGCCGATCTGATAAACGAGTGTGTTCTGAACCTCAGAAGCGAGGAACGGAGCGTCGTTGATAATCTCGTCTGTCTCCTTGATCCAAGCAGCGATCTTGTCGAGTGCCTTAGTCGTGCCAGCAAAAGAAGTGGAAGCCTGAGGCTTCTTGCTGTTCTGCGATGTGGTACTGATTCCGGAATTGGTCTCAAAAGCACCCTGCAGGAAGTATGTAACAGCGTTGCCGCTGATCTGTGTGTTCGTGAAGAAGTCAGCGACTGCCTCACGTCTGCCCTGAGGAGCGATAGAACGGTCAACCTCTGCGATCTGAGGAGCCGTAACTGTATCTGTGTAGGTCTTGAAGTGCATCGAAGCGCCCGCCTTCTTGTCTGTCATCTCAGCGGCTTTCTTCGTAAAGAGTTCCATGTCTGTCATGTGAATATCCTCCGATGATTTAGAATTGTCTTCGGCCGTGCCGATGTTCTGAAGAAGTGCCTCAGCCTTCTCGGCCTTCGCACACTTCTCTTCAAGCTCTGCGATCTCTTTCGTCAGAGCCTCAGCCTGTTCGATCGTCTCGCTAGAAACGTCTTCAGCCTTCAGCTGTGGCTCGAGGTCGATCAAAGCCTGCTTCTTTTCCGTAAGCTGTTCTTTCAGATTCATATCAACAGCCTCCTTTGTAGTTTTTGATTGTTTCAAGAAAAGCCTTAGCCTTTTCCGAGTTCTCAGCAGTCTTTGACTCCTCCGCTGCCGCGTTGGTCTCCTCTGTTGGCTCCTCGTTTGCCTTCGGTTCTTCCTGCGTATCTTCTCCCTCGTCATCCAGTAAGGACTTCGCGAGGTTGATGATCTGGTTAATGGTGTCCTTGTCCTTCTTGCTGTTCCTCTTGCCCTGCTTCGTCTCCGGGTCGATGCTCTTGACCTCAGTAGCGACGGCGTTCTGATTAGCAGGAACGGTCACGACAGAAATCTCGAACACTTCGAGCTCTGTGAGGATGTTCGCGATACCCTTCTCCTGCTGTTCCTTGCTAGGTTTCTCCCAGCCAAGAACGTCATAAGCAAAGCTGAACTGATAGATCGCGCCGCTCTTGACCATTTTTCTGACGTCCTGAGCAAGTGCGGTATCAAGGAAAGAAGCCTCAAAATAAGGACCTTTTTCCGTGTCTTCGACCTTGTCGACAGCGCCGATAATCGCGCTGAAATCGTGGTTAAAGCAAAGCGGGAACGGGTGGCCGCTCTCTGCTCTCTTCTTCAAGGTCTTGGTAAATGCTCCGGGCACGATGATGTCGCCGTAACTGTCGGGAGTCTCGTCATATGTCGAGAAGTAGCCCGCTATCATGCCGTTATCCTCGGCCTGTGCTTTGATCTCAAATGTCTTGTACTTGTGTTCCATAAACTCAACTCCTTTATGTTGATGTGATGATGACCTCAGTCGTGCAGTTACATCCACATGACTCTTCGGGGTCTCCGATGTCTTCGCCCGGCCAGTGCTGTCCGTTCGAAAAATCTGCGTCTATCGGTACCCGCTCGCCGTTCATCGCCTGATGACTAGGTCGGGCGTTCTCACCTGTGACCCATTCCTTTTCGACTATCTTCCCGACTACTCGAGGCGCTCCGTCGCTGATCGCCTGATTCGTAGCCTCCGATATAGCGAAGGAAGCGATCGAGCCGGCTGCACTCTTCGCAAGTGCGCCGCTCGTGTTCTCTCTGACCTCGAAGACGTGAGCCGCGTCAGGCTCATCCTCTTCCAGATCCGCAAGAAGTTTCTTATAAGTGCCTTCGTTTATCTTCTGGGCTCTCATTTCTGAAGCCTTGGAAAGATATGCACGGGTCAGTGCTGTGCTGTACTCGGATTCGAGGAGTTCAGCTGTCTCGATGCCGTGCTTGTCTGCGATCTTGATTAGAACAGGCTCAAGGTCCTCTTTGAGTTCCTTGTCCCAGCGCTCTGAGTCCCAGAAGTCGGAAGAGTCTGCGCCGATCTTGGCTATAATGCTCTTGGCTTGCCTTTTAAAGAACTTATCCAGGACGTCCTTGACTTTCTCGTCGTCTTCCTTGGAGCTCTTGCCCTTGATCCTGATCTCGGACTCTTTACAGGACTTACATCCGCACGGCTTAATATCTTTAGCCTGGTTATCAACTCCCGGATAGTCGTAAGCGTCGCCCTGAGTGTCCTGAGGACTCGCCTGTCCGCCTGCGGTAACATTAAGCGGAACAATGAGCTCATCACCGCCCTCGATAGGCGGCAGGTTGTTGTCAGCTCTTGCCTCGTTACGAGTAAGCCAAGGACCGCCGACAGCACTCTGCAGGATGCTCGCTCGCTCTTCGAACGAGCCTTTGAGCTTCTCTGTAAGGTCGAACTCTACATAAATGTTCGGTTCTGCGCCGATCATAGGAAGAAGGAAGGCGTTGATCCTCTGCTGCAGCATCTGAATATCGGGACCTAAGCAGTCAGCATACAAAGCGCGGGCATTATCTTTGGCGCTCGCGTATGTCTGCGTGTTGCTGTGCCAGATCAGGGAAGGATTAACCCTGTAAGCAGCGGCGACCGCCTCGCGGCTCAATACGACCGACTGAGACCATTCGGATTCCTTAAACGAAGTAGAGAACGGCTTGATCTCCATTCCGTCCTCCATGAGCGGGATCTTGCCCGCTTTAGATCCGCCTGAACCCCAAGCCTCACGGAAGGACTCAATCCACCTTGTTTTTGTGGGCTCATCCCAAGGCTGTACGTCTTTTGGTCTAACTATCTGAGCGTTTAGTCTGCCCGAGGATCTCCACAGCTGACGCCTGAACTTTCCACTTTCAACCTGCTCGAGAAGTGTCTGTCTGAGCGAGCTGATCGGGGAAACATAGCCGCCCGGGTGTCCTGGGCTGTATGTCTTGAACGGAACTATCTCCTCCATAGGCATATCAACCGCCTCGCCGTTGTTCTGAGCACATACCCTTATAGATGCGGTCTTGTACGGCGTAGCCTTCTGCGAGCTGATGACCCAGTTCGTCGGGATAATGTGAAGATCCCAGCCGCTTGCTGATTTCGTACTCGGTACCACCCAAACATATACGGCTCCGTAGACGTAATATTCTGTGATGAGTCCTCTGACAAACTCGAACTGTGTCATGTAGTCGTTCGGTTTCCAAAGAAGTTTTGCGGCCACACTGTCGCGGTCCCTTCTTCTCTTGGTCTCGTCATCCCTGACATATACCTTGAGCGGAAGCTGTGCGAGGCTGTTGCTGAGGAAGTCAACGACTGCGCGGAGGTTGTCCTG